CTTATACAAATAAAGATTTCTATAAGTAGAAAAATAGGTGAGACGAATCAATTTTATTTAGTATTTGTAAAAAATCTTTAGGCCTTTACATCTGATTCTACCATTTCATTCACTAACGTTTCAAATGTATATTTACGCTTCCATCCTAACTGTTGTTCTGCCTTTGAAGGATCTCCACATAATATATCTACTTCTGCTGGTCTATAAAAATTAGGATTTACTTTTACTCTTAATATACCATTTTGATCATATCCTTCTTCAGATTCCTCACTTCCACTCCAAGTAAGATTTAAACCTACTTTCTCAAATGCTTTCTGACAAAATTCTCGGACAGAATGAACCTCATTTGTTGCTAATACATAGTCTTGAGGTATATCTGCTTGAAGAATTCTCCACATTCCTTCTACATAATCCTTCGCATGCCCCCAGTCTCTTTTTGCATTTAGATTTCCTAACTCTAGTGTCTGTTGTTCCCCTTTCAGAATTCTTCCTAAAGATGTTGTAATCTTTCGTGTCACAAAATCCTTTCCTCTTCTAGGACTTTCATGATTAAAAAGTATTCCATTTACAGCAAATAAATTATATGACTCACGATAATTCTTCACAATCCAAAATCCATACAGTTTTGCCACACCATACGGACTTCGTGGATAAAATGATGTTGTTTCTGTTTGAGGATATCCTTGAACTTTTCCAAATAGTTCTGATGTTGATGCTTGATAGAAACGTGTAATATCTCTATACTTAGAATGACGCATTGCTTCTAATAAATATAACGGTCCCAATCCATCTGACTCTAAAGTGTATTCTGGCATCTCAAATGAACGCTGAACATGACTCTGTGCCGCTAAATTATAAATTTCAAATCTTTCTACTATATTTCCTAAAGTGTCAAATGTATACTCTATTTTACGAATCGTATTTAATAATGATGAACAATCTGTCATATCTCCATTATGTAATGTAAGATTTGGATGATTCATTACATGCTGAATATTTACTAAACTATTATTCTGCGATACACGACGAAAAAATCCATGAACTATATAGTTCTTTTCTAACAAAAGTTCTGCTAGATAAGAACCATCTTGACCGGTAATACCAGTTATAAATGCTACCTTCACCATACTCTTTAATATAGATTATTTGGGTTTAAGTTTCTAACGCATATATTATATATGGATTCTAAAAATATGAAACTTGCTTTTATAAGTCTATTGTGTATTATTGCTATATCTTTACTATTAATGTGTCAAAACACCAGTTGAAAAAACACCTATACGATTTGCGGAATCATCATGTGGTAAATAACATACCTTTTTTTCTACTTTTGATAAATCTAAATGAGAAGCATAACAATAAAATGATGATTCTATACAATGAATTTCCTTTGCTCCTTCTACTAATTCCTTATAAAATAACATTGGTTTATTTACAACTAATTCTGCTAAATAATAATATGGATGCTCTTTATTGTAATGATTTGTATTAATATCTAGTACTAATTTATCAGTTTTTAGAGACCCAAAAATGTCAATCTGTTTTTGAGAAGAATTCTGGTGAATTAATATATACTCTTTCGTATGTTTTACTATTATATTATATAATTCTAATGATTCTTTATACGGAGCTACATAAAAATATGATTGTCTGTATTCCCTCGGAATATTCATATCATCATAAAAACTAAATGGAAAATCATATATCATAGGTTGCTTATCAGTTACATGATATCCACAAGAATATACTTTATATCCTTCATCTTCTAAATAATGTTTTTTTGGAGCAAAAGGATATAAATCCATATCATCTTTAATTACATATAATTTTATTGATGGATCATCTAAATACATAGCTCTTACTACAGCTTCATTATTCTTCTTTACAACTACTACAGTTTCATCATAACATGTTGCTAAGTAGCGAACAGCTCCATTGCACCAAAATTGGTCCCCCAATCCTAAATGAAAAAATCCAAAACATGACGATTTAAAATATCCTTTCTGTTCCTTGAGACTAGAATTTGCTGCTGTATTAATTTGTTTTTTCACACGGAATCTTCTATCATTTTCCTTTAAAACTTCTCCATATGTTTTTATTAAATTAGTATCTTTATGAATATGCTCTTGTAGATTCCATATAGTTAAATTAATTTCTTTTAGAATTCTGTAATGATATGCATACGTATCTACATATGGTTTAAGTGTTTCAAGAAGTACATTATATTCTTTTAAACATTCTTCTCGTCTTTCATCTTTAATCTTATCACATTTAATATCAAGAATTGTAAGTTTATCTAAACATTCTCCAATACTACATTTTACAGTTATTTCTGTCATATAAAAAAAATATACAACATATGTTTAAATGGATATGACAGATCCTCTAGAACAATTCCGAAAGAATTTTTTTGAAACTCTTGAAAAAGAAAAGTTACAAAAAGAAATGTTACAAAAAGAAAAACAACGAACTTGCTGGCATTCTTTAGTATTAGTCCAAAATATGAAAATCTGTAAAAAATGTGGTAAGGTAAAAAATTAAACTTAAACTGCCTTTATAAAATATAGAATGTCTTATTACCGCCTTGAACTCTGGCCTACAGAAGAGGGATATCAGTACTATAAGGACTATGCTACTACAAATCGTTCAAATGATAATGCTGGTGTAGATCTATATTCTGTTGAAGATTATAAAATTTCTTCTGAATTTGATGAACGCCATAATCATCCCCCGAAAGCAGTACATCTATTAAATCTTGGCACTCGTGCTCGTCTTGTAAAAGTTACTCCTATTGACGATTATAATAATGCTGAAGAAGATGTTCATTATTATATGTATCCTCGTTCTTCTATGTATAAATCTGGTATTATTCTTACAAACTCTCTAGGAATTATTGATAGAACATATCGTGACGTGATTAAAGCATCAGTCACAAATCTTAATGAACATACATATCCAAATGTAGAAAAAGGCACACGTGTAACACAGCTATGTGCACCAGACCTAGGTCATATTCGTGAAATTAAGATTGTTACAACACTTCCAGAAACAAATAGAAAAGGTGGGTTTGGCTCTACCGGTCTGTTTTAATATAAATTTTTCTATTATGTTTCACAATATATTTAGATGAATCTAAATTGGAAGTTATTTCATATATAAATTTACAATAATAATAAAATTGATTTATAAAACCCATCATTTTTATTATATAAATGATACTCTTAATTATAAAAAAACAATATGGTTCTTTTCTTCAATTTGAAGGAGCCAAGAATGCTAATAAATGTTTGCCTTATGACTCTATTACTCTTACAGATAATGGTTGTCATTTATCAAAACGGGCAGAGCATGGTGTATTGGTTGGAGTACTTGAAACAACAAAATCCAAATACGGTTTTACGAGTCATGGAAATCCTATTTATCTATGTAAACCATTGGATATACAATATCCACCGTTTTATATCGGATCAAAGATAAAAGATATACTACATAATAAACTTATTACTTTTAAATTTGATAAATGGGATACAAAAGAATTTCCTACTGGAACTTTTATAGAACTGCTAGGAGATTGTGGAAATCTTATAGCAGAAAATAAAGCATGTTTGCTAAAGGCAAGTGGATTTATGTGGAAGAAAGTTTTACCAGAAATTCTTGTGCCAGAGTTTTCTAACAGAAATGTTTTAAAAGGTTTCACATTTAATATTGATCCCGATGGATGTAAAGATGTAGATGATTGTATTACTTTACTGGAAGATGGAGGTATAGCAATTAGTATTGCAGATGTTAGTGCTTTTGTAGAAGTTAATCCTTGGATGAAATTTGCTGAGATACTAGGAACTTCTTTATATAATTCTGGAATCTGTGTAAAACCAATGTTTCCTAGAAATCTAAGTGAAAATTTAATGAGTTTGGTAGAAGGACAAGAAAGACTTTCTTATAGTTTAATTATTACCAACGATTCTTGGAATTTTCAAGAAACTATTGTAAAAGTTGATAAATCTTATACTTATGAAAACTTTCCTAATAATATAATACTAAATTCTTGGGTTGAAAAACTTTCTGGTATTAAAACAACAGATCCCCATAAAATTGTTGAAATTCTTATGCTTTATTATAATACAAAGGCTGGTGAGGCTCTAAAAGAAAAAAATTCTGGAATATTTAGAAGTCAAAAGGGTATTAATATTGAAAGATCTAAACTCTTTGAAGAATTTAGCTCAGAATATATGTATTTATGTTATGAATCTGCTAAATATTGTAATATAACTGATGATACTACTCATAGCCAACTTCAACTTCAATATTATGCTCATGCTTCATCTCCTATAAGACGATATGTAGATATTATTAATCAGTCATGTTTAAAAAATAAAGTGTTAACATATGAAACAATATATAGATTTAATAATCAACAGAAATTAGCAAAAGGATATGAAAGAGATTTAGTTTATTTAGATTTGTATAAAAATAAAAAGAGTATTGAAGGTATTATTCTTAATAATGAAACAATCTTTATATCATTATTAAAAAAAGTTATTAAGTTAAAAAATAATTTAGAAGTAAAACAAAAAGTTTCACTGCGTTATTATATAAATCCTCAGAATTTCAACTGGAAAGATAAAATAATCTTTGAATTAGAATAGATGGATTTTTCAGATTATATTCGTAAATTACAAGCACAAGCATTATCCTATGCTAAAACACAAGAACAGACAAGTAATAATAGTGTTGTAGGTAATGTAAACTTTACATCGCCCGGTAATAACACACTAATATCTCAATCATATAATTGTGATAATATATGTTCTGGTGGTTCCAATGCTGTTGGAAGTTATGCTTTCACAAATGATGGAGTTTCGTATATTAATGTAAATAATAATATTCAATTTAATATTCGTTCAAACGCTTTTACAATAGATTGGTTTCAGTATTTTCAACCTAATACAAATCAATATCCTAGAGTTTTTTCCATTGGTAATGATAATAGCGCATCAACTATTAATTTTTCATATCAAGCAAATGCTAATCCAGCATATAATGCTAATACATTTAGCGCAGTACTAACAACTGGAACAAAAAAATATTATTTTGGAGATTTTGGTGGAACATCAAATAATCAAATGAATATTTCATCATTAGTTAATACTTGGTCATATTGTGCTCTTGAAGGAAATGGTAGTAACTTATTGAACTTTTATGTAAATGGAAAAAAATTTGGTTCTACTATTGATACTACTGTTTCTAATATTAATAATTCTAATACTCCTAGTGCTACATATAATATTGTAAATGATTATATAACAAATCCTTATTTAACAATTGGAGCAGAATATACTCCATTATCTGGAACAAACTTTAAAGGAAATATTACAGATTTCAGATGGACTGTTGGACAAGCATTATATGTTAGCACTTTTTCTACGTTATCTATTTCTACACCTATTACTAGTCTTACACCACTCGCTGGAACCTCTTTATTATTGCTAGCAAATTCAAATAATCCTTATGTAGATTCTAGTCCAGCAAGTAATGTTGTATCTAATATGAATACAGCAGTGTGTTGGCAAAGTCTTACACCTTTTACTTATTTGAGCAATGTTGATAATTCACAAGTGTGAATAATTCACAAGTGTGAATAATTCACAAGTGTAAATAAAGACTTTCTGGTATAGCAATCTTATAGAAATCATATGCTCGCATATCTTCTAACTTTTCTAGTAGTTGTGTATCATTATTTAATGTAGCAATATTTTTTACTTCATCCACTATATTTAAAAGTTTTAATAGAAATCTTGTTAAGTTTCCTTCCATAATTTCAAAGTTTATACAAATTGTTCCAACACTTTCTCCCTTAAATAATTCTTGTAGAAGAGTTACATACTCATAGTTAAGTTGCCATGGCTTGAAAGAAATTTTCTGTGTATACTCTGCTGTTTCAATCTTTTTACAAAATCTTTCTCCTTCAATAAATACATTTTTTATGGTTTCATCAATATATAAACTACTTAATAATGTCTTCTCTTTTTCTTCTACTTGTAGCATAGAACTTAATACAATAAGAAGGTCTTGTTGAGTTAGATTTTGAAATACTTTTAATTCATACAAATGACTTAGCACTAAAGAATTTCCTTCATTAATTTCTGTAGCATAGATTCCTTTTTGAGTTAACGTTTTATCTTCATTCATAAATCCTAGCATTTGGAGAACAGAGAAATAAGGAGCAATATTTCCTTCAAAATCTTTATAATACAATATATCTTCTTCTACTACTTTTAGATTTTCTTGAATTATTTTCTTTTGAGCATAGGCTTTACGCATAGGATCCCATACTCTATCCATATGTTTATTCTTCCAACTCTCCAATTCTGATTGAAGCTTTCGTTTTGTAGCATTGGTTGCTGCTTTTAGATTAGACTTTAATTCCATTTCATAAATACACTCTTTTTCTTGAGATTCCGTTAAATTAATATTTAATAGTTCTTTTATATAATGATTTTTCTGAATCACTAATTCATTTACTCTAACTTTCACTTGTGTATAATAATAAGAACTTTCTACTAAATCCATCCATTTTAAGTTATTGCTTTGGATGGTTTTCAAAATAAAATCATAATCAAATTTCATTCTTGATTGTAACTTTGTTTTACTACCAGTCATCATTTTCTTAACATCTGATACATCTTCTGGATATCTATCTGGTAAATAAAATACATATCCTTTTGTATCTTTTCCTCGCCGTCCAGCTCTTCCTGCCATTTGGATATATTCATCTGTTGAAAATAAACGCATAGATTCAGATTCATCATCAAACTTTCTAAAACTAGTAAATACTACAGAACGTGTTGGCATATTAAGACCTACCGCAAATGTTTCTGTAGCAAATAACACTTTAATAAGTCCTTTTGAGAAAAGAATTTCTACAATTTCTTTTAACATTGGAAATAATCCAGAATGATGAAATCCAATTCCTCGTTCTAGCAAGCTAACTAACATAAAATATTGTTGAGATACTTGAACATTCTCTTTATATCTATGAAGATGAAAATCAATAATATGTTTTACTTTTGCTGAATCGCTAGGATCAATAAGACTTCCAGCTACTTTATTAGCATAGTTTTCACATCCTTTACGAGACATTACAAAGAATAAAGATGGTAGCATATCATCATTATAGAAATGTTGAATTGTTGTATTTAATTGATGAACGAAACTATTTCCAGTATCACCTTTTGCTACTACTGGATCTTCATATCCTCCCACTCTTCTATTTGCTACTAAATCTTTTTGATGTTTCTGATTTTTTTCTTGGTCCCGTTTCCACATACTCCAACGATTGTATGCGTCAGAATAAAATTGCTCTTTAGCATCCATAAGTGTTTCATAAGTATCTTTTTTAATTACATAATGCTCTAATGGAACAATACGATATGTTGTTGAAATAAGATGTATTGGTTTTTGCTTGAGTTCTCCTAGCCAAGAAGCAAAGAGTTCTGCGGAGTCTATAGTAGCTGATAAAAGAACCATATTTATCTCTGTAGGAAGAAGAATCATTGTTTCTTCCCAAACTGAACCTCGTTCTTTATTATTAATATAATGACATTCATCAAAGATTACAGCATCAAGATTTTCTAGACTTAGATTTGCTGTTAGCCCAAGATTTTCTGTAGCAGAACCCTTTTTATAAAGAAGATTTCTAAGAATTTCTGTTGTCATCACTACTATGTCAGCATTTGGATTGAATTTAATATCACCCGTCATAATACCGACTCTATTTTTTCCAAACATTTCTTTCAAATCATGAAATTTTTGATTTGATAAACTTTTAATAGGAGTTGTATAAAATACCCGTTTTCCTTTAGCAAGACTATGATAAATCTGATATTCACCAACTAAAGTCTTTCCAGAACCTGTTTTTGCAGTTACCAAAACATTTTCGTCTCTATTAATGGCTTTAATCGCATGTTTTTGAAATTTATCTAATGGAAATTTAAATTCTGTAGCAAGTGGTTCATTCAAATCAATATCTTGATTTGGATTAACTATATTTATAAACTTAGAAAGAGACATTTTTGATACTTATATTATAAATTATTATATAATCAATTTTTATGCGTTTTCAACATTAAAAAATCGTTTCATATTTATTGATTCTGTTTTTTCTTTATCACTCTGGGTATCACTTTTTTTAGAAACTTTTGTCTCCACAACATTATAAGGATTTCTGGTAAAAAGAATATAAGGCATTACGTATACAAAAATACTAGAAGCAGAAACAAAAGCATGAGCCGGCATCCATTTATAAAGCATAGCAACCATTGCGGAACCAATCATTAGTAGCGCATCGCCACCAATAATAACTCCACCAAGATCATTTGCGTATTTCTTAAAAGTATCCATCATTTCATTCTGTCCGACAGCTATTGGTTTAATAACACAAAAATAAAAGAATAAATCATGTAATACTTGAACGGTTATTAATAATAATAGGAAATATACTACATTCCATTCAAACTTCGTAAAGAGTATCTGCGTATATAAATAACGAGCGATTAAGAAACCAATAAAAATAATCATAACATCGGCAAGCACTGCCAACACATTAAATTGGTCATACCATTCATTTAAATATCTACCACCAACTTTATAATATCTTGCTAAAAACAATACGGTTACATCCACTGTTAGAATTCCAAAAAATATAAATAATAAGTCGGACACTTCATTAAAATTTGAAATATCAGGGAACTCAAACTCCATCTATTTTCTTTATATATTTTAGAATGTCTTCACCTTATAATCGCTACAGTTTAGCAGCCTTAGGAACAAATCCAGCAAAAAAGGAAGTATTGACATATATTGGTGGATTAATTCTTTCTGCATTTTTAATTGCGACTGGTGCTTTTTTAATACAAGATGAAGCTACAATTAAAGGTTTAGATTCTACAAAGACAAGTACCATGAATAATACATTAGGTAGTATACAAGTTGTAGTAGGTTCGTTAGTTGTTTTATATTTAGTATTCCGTTTTTTCACTAAGTAAATATTGTATAAAATATTGCTAATGCTTATGTCTTTAATATAAAGTCATAGTAATCAATGGATACGTCATCGCAGTATTACTTTGCGATGTTGATAAGTATATAGCAAATGTATCTGATCCTTTTAGTGTAATACTACTTGTTGAAATAAATTTATTCGTTTCATTTCCTGTAAGACTTACAACAAATTGAGGTTGTGGTGTGTTATTCTTATATAAGACAGCAAAACTACTTATTGTTCCTCCAACACCTGTTGCTGATTGAAATCCCAAAGATGTAAGCAACGATAAATTCGCATTTCTTATATTATAAATATTAGTAATTGGTTGGCCAGCACCACCGGCAAATGTAACAGTGCCAGGGAGTAAATAACTATTAGACCAAATTGAACCATTTGGACCACCGCTATTTGATAAGATTCCAGAAACACCAAAACTATAGAATACTTGTTCATTTACACAAGTGAATGCGCTGTTATTTGCTGTTCTGTTTACTAAATCTGTAAATCCAACAATTATCTGACCTTTTGATTGAGAAATATCTTGAGCATCATTTCCAACATTATACGCATTTCCATTCACAGAACTTGATTTTATTTGAATTATAGAATTGCTATTCGCAGTTTCTAAACAATAGTATTTTCCATTCGTATAAACTGCGTTTAACGCATCTGTACATAATAAATTTACATCACGCATACTAACTCTATTTGAATCATCGTTATATACACAGCAAGCTTTACCAGCTCCAGCACTTGTAACTGTCATAGAAGTTCTTTGAATATTATCACTACTTGTATTAAATGTTGAAGAATGACCAGATGAATAAATACCATATAGATTTGTTATTCCATTAGCTGTTATTTCAGAATTATTTACATTTAATACACATGCTCTTAATTTACAAGTATCTTGGCAAGATGAAAAAAGAACACCTATAAGTGTTGATGCGGTCGGAACTTTTGAAGTAAGATTTAATGTTACATCTTCTAAACGATTACTTTGAGTCATTTGTATTAATATTGTAGATTGTGTAACATTTGCTTGCTGTATTGTTACAGAATTTAGATTGGCACCACGAATATTTACACCAGATTTAAAAATAACTTTTTCATTATATGTTCCTGGTAAAACCCATATTTGGTCTTGTGTTGAAGCACAATACATCGCAGTAGATATTGTTGAAAAAGGTAAATTATATTGATTTTTTATAGCAAGTGTATCATTGCCAAAAATAGAATCTACACGTAACATTTTGCCTAATGTTACATTATTAATAGTTGAATTAATTATATTTTGTAATCCAGTTGTTGTAGAAACAAGCGATTGTGTTGAAATATATCCTAAGGCTGCTAAACCAAGTGTTGTAGAATTAATATTTGATTGTGTAAAATTTTGTAACGCAGTTGTTGTAGAAATAAGCGATTGTGTTGAAATATATGAAACATTTGCTAATCCATTAATTGTAGATGGAAATGTAAAATTTAGTGCTGATATAAACATATTTTCTAAAGAAATGGTTGTTGATAAAAGTTGCGACGATGATACATATAAGGTTCCTAATCCTGTTACAGTTGAAATAAGTTGTGATGTAGAAATATATCCAAGAATACCTAATCCATCAATTGTTGAAGTAAGTTGAGATGTGGATACAAATCCAATAGGATGTAGTAAAGGATATAATGTTCCATTAGGACCAGTAGAATTATATTGTTGGGCAAATAAATCTTGATTTCTTATGCTAATTTGATATCCAACTGAATTTCCAATATTCATTGTAGATGTTATCATAGAATATCCGTGAAATCCAGTATCTGTTGTAACATTACCTAACACATCTTCATATACTTTTGCATTATAGCCTAAATATAAACTCGATGGACCTAAAAATAGATCTTTCCATCGTCCAGAATTAGATGAACCTAAACTATAAATATTATCAGTACAAGGAACAATATCTAAATTAGCTTGTAATACATTAATAGTTGAATAATAAAATAATGATGATATACCAGCGGGTTTATTTCCATCATAATATAATAAAGAATTTGTAGAAGCACCTACAATTGAAAAAGATGAAAGAGTCCCTGGCGGACCTATTGGACCTACTATTGTTGATCCTTGTGGGCCAGTAGGCCCTATTGGTCCTTCGGGACCGCGGAAACATGAACAATCTTCTAAAAGTCGTTTAGCTTCTTTTATCATTGTTAATTGACTAGCATTCATCCTAATTATTAAAAAGTAAAAGTTTGGATAATCATTGTTCTAGAAGAACTTATTAATCCAGAAACTGAAGAAATAAGTTGACTACTAGAAATATATCCTAGATTTCCTAATCCAATATGAGATGATACTAAACTAGCAGTAAAACCTATATTTGTTGATAATAATTGACTAGAAGAAATATATCCTAGAGTTCCTAGTCCTACTAATGAAGATGTTAATAATGGTTGAGTAATTGCTGTTGATAAATAGATATCACCTAATCCTTGGACTGTTGAAAATAGTTGTGTTGATGAAATATATCCAGCACTTCCTAAGCCAACTACAGTAGACGGTATAATAGT